CCACCAAATAAAACTCTTTTAATGCCGTATATTAAGGGAGTATGCGGATCCCCCTCTTTATCACTAAATGCATGATGTTTACGATGTACGGCTACCCATTCTTTGGTAACCATGCTGGTAGTTAGCCAGAGCCAAAAACGCATAAAGTGAGTTATGTACCTATGAAATTCAACGGCTTTGTGAGCCTGGCACCTGTGCAGGAACAGAGTCACGCACAATATTGTTATATGAGTTGCTACCAGTGTATAGATTATTTCAGACATATTTTACTTATCGTTATAAAACAATAACTTACGTGTGTTTATTTTGGTTGACGTTTGGGTCGAGTGGCCCTATAATATACATATACTGTTAATAAAGACGAGGGAAAATAAAATGACTGAGACCCAACAAAAAACATTTATAAATTACTGCTACGATTTTTACGGTATCGGTAATATTTACGATTTAGGTGTTACTATGCAAGACGTCGCAGATGCGGTTGCATTATATAAAGTTAAGTGTAACCGTTACCCAGAAATGTGGGGCGATGGAGATAGTGTAGACCGTGAAAGAGTTCGTGATATTTTGGTTGCGTTATTTCATAATAAGGAGGCTGCATAAACGGTTGACGTTTGGTCCGAGTAGCCTTATAATATACATATACTGTTAATAACAAGAGGGAAAACAATATGTCTTATAAATCATCAGTAACAATGGCAGAACTTAAAGAGGCGCAAGCCACATACAAAAAACTACAACTTCTTCAAGAAGAAAATGCTGACCGTATTGAAAAACTAGAGAAACTTTTTGAAGACTTGGACACTGGTGTGGTGGCAATTAAGGTTCCGGACAATTTACGTGCGCTTTAACTTGACAACATAGTCGAGTGGTAGTAAAATACTAATACTGGGAAAACAAAACAAGGGAGAGCAAGTATGGCAACACTGCTTAAAGTAGACAAGGTAGAGAAGGATTTATCAAAAGAAACGGACGCTCAGATTATGGAGCGCATTGGAGAGCGTTTTAACATCCTAACAGAAATGACCAAAGCGGTTATTACTAATGACGTTAGGGCAATGATTGTTTCCGGACCTCCAGGAGTAGGCAAGAGTTTTAATGTAGAATCACTGCTCGAAAAAGAAAATCTATTCGATCAGATACAAAATCGTAAACCTAAATACGAACTTGTTAAAGGTACAGCATCAGCACTAGGATTGTACTGCACACTGTTCGAGCATTCAGAGAGAGGACATGTTATTGTGTTTGATGACTGCGACTCAATCTTAATGGACGAACTTAGTCTTAACATTCTCAAAGGTGCATTGGACTCTGGTAAGAGTAGACGCATCAGCTGGAAGGCTGACTCTCACAAACTTCGTTCAGAAGGTGTGCCTAACTCGTTTACATTTAACGGCTCAGTTATCTTTATTACTAACCTGAAGTTTGAGGCAATACGTGGTAAGGTTAAAGATCACTTGGCGGCGATTCAATCACGTTGCCACTACTTGGATCTTACACTTGATACTGACCGTGAAAAGATGTTGCGCATTAAACAAATTGCTAAAACTGGTGAATTATTTGAGCGATATCACTTTACAAAAGAACTCGAAGAAAGTATACTAAGTTTTATGGATGAGAACAGTAACAAGTTACGTGAGATTAGTTTGCGTATGGCAGTTAAGATTGCAGACTTGGTAAAAGTAAATCCAGACACTTGGCAAAAACTTGCAAAGTGTACGGTAATGAAGTAACAGCAGTTCCCTCATGTTCGCCCATTCCCTCAAACTTGCTCCCTTGGGCGGACATATTCGAACCCCCCGGCTCCCTCGCCGGAGGGGTTCACCTTTTTTAAATACTAGTATGCGACATTTAGAAACAGTAGAAGATTACATTGCAGAATTATTTGAAGGGAGTAATATTGGTTTTATACGAGCCAATAGAGATGATATACAGTACAGGCTAGCCAGTTACGACAACAGAATAATCCAAAGCATTTACAACCAAGTAACATTCCAAAACATAGCATTAACTGATAAACAAGCAGAGCTCTGCGTTAAACTGATAGAAAAGTATACAAGACAGTTTAGGCGAGCAGGTATAGATAACTTCAAACAGTTAGACTCGGCAACAAGATGTTTTAGGTTTCCCATACGTGAGATAGATAGAACTTGTAGTATTGTTCTAGAGGATAATAAAATAGTTGCTAAGTTTCCATATGATATAAAGATAATATCTAGCATTAAACGCTCGGGAGAAAAGATTGCAGGTTCTGCTGATTGGGACAAAAATAAAAAGATTTGGGTGTTTGATCTTACTGAGCCGTATGTAACATTTGTAGTTAATCTAGGTAGAGAATACGACTTTGAAATTGATTCCAAACTGTTGGAAATATATGATAGGATTACCAACGAGAACTGGGATCAGTTTAGAATTAAATTAATTGAGCGTAATGGCAAGTATACGATACAAAACGCACCGGACTCGCTTAAAGAATACATAAACACTAACGTAGGCAATGACATAATTAAGTTAGTAGACTACAGTGGCATTTGTGGGTACGAAGTGGACAATAATGTAGCAGTCCAATTTAAACAGGCGCACACTGACACAGTTAGTCAATGCTTATTAGACAGACACATATGGTTAGATCCAGCAAAACATTCATTCGATGACATTATAAATTATGCAGAGCTTACTAACAGGTTTCCTATAACTATATACGACACACTAGGTAACTGGCGTACAGATACTAACTTTAGTTATTTGCGTAAACGATTTTTAGATTTATACGAACGTTTTGGACCGTTATACCATCATAATACCACGTTGCCTGATGATTGGTTGTATAAAAATGCTGATTCAAAAAAAGCAAAAATTAAAATATATAATACAGTAACTTCAGAAATGTTTGAAGATAGAATACCTTTATTAATATCTTGTCAAAACTTTAACTATGGTAGTCTTCGTATGAAAATGTTTGAAAAATCCGACAAAATAGTGTATCATTGTACTAAATTATGACAACAGCCGTATTACATATCAGAGACGAAGTTAACGTAAAGATCGAAGGTTTGGATCTAACTACTAGAAAGAATCTAGTAAACAAATTTAAGTTTGAGATACCTTATGCACGGTACACACCTGCGGTTAGGCTGGGTCGATGGGACGGCAAAGTAAGTTTCTTTCAGCTGGGTGGTAGCACATTTGTAAACTTATTGCCAGAGATTATACCTGAGCTAGAATCTGCAGGTTATGACTTACAACTGAACGATTTACGAGAGTACAACACTACGTTTGATTTTGATGAAGTTACTGAAGACACCTTTAGTGATACTAAGTGGCCCAAAGGACATCCAGCTGAAGGCGAACCAATTAAACTACGTGACTACCAGATAGAAACTATCAATAACTTTTTACGTAACCCACAATGTCTACAAGAGATCGCAACAGGTGCAGGTAAAACACTTATGACAGCCGCACTAAGTTACAAGTGTCAAGAGTATGGACGCACTGTGGTTATTGTGCCTAATAAGAGTCTAGTAACACAAACAGAAGAGGACTACGTTAACATGGGCATGGATGTTGGTGTGTTCTATGGCGATCGCAAAGAGTACGACAAGACACATACAATTTGTACATGGCAAAGTCTAAACAGTTTATTAAAGCGAACTAAGAACTCAGAAGCAGACATAGGTATAGGAGAGTTCTTAGAGGGTGTAGTATGTGTTATGGTGGATGAGGTACACCAAGCAAAAGCAGACGCACTAAAGACACTACTAACAGGTGTGATGAGTCACATACCAATACGTTGGGGCCTAACAGGAACGATACCCAAAGAAGACTTTGAGTTTATGAGTCTACGTTGCAGTCTAGGCGAAGTTATTAATCGTATCAGTGCAAGTGAATTACAAGATAAGGGAGTGCTGGCTAACTGCCATGTAAATATATTACAGTTGGTCGAGCATACAGAATATTCAAACTATCAGAGCGAACAAAAGTATTTGTTGGACAATGCAGATAGAATGGATTATATTGCCGGACTAGTTAGCAACATTAAGACTAGCGGTAACACATTAGTATTGGTTGATAGAATATCAGCAGGTACACATTTAACAAGCCGTATTAAAGATGCAGTATTTGTGCAAGGTTCAACTAAATCAACTGATCGTAAAGAACACTACGACGAAATTGCAGAGTCTAGCGATAAGGTTATTGTGGCAACATATGGCGTAGCCGCAGTTGGTATCAACATACCACGTATCTTTAACTTGGTGTTAATTGAACCTGGTAAAAGTTTTGTAAGAGTAATTCAAAGTATTGGTAGAGGTGTACGTAAAGCACAGGACAAAGATTTCGTGCAGATATGGGATGTAACTTCCACTTGTAAATTTAGCAAACGTCATTTAACAAAACGTAAACAATTTTACCGAGAAGCCAATTACCCATTTGAGATAGAGAAGATAAAATGGCAATGAAAAAAGTAGCAGTATGTGGGTGTAGTTTTAGTGCGCCTAGTAATGACCCCAAACTAAAAGGAACGAGTTGGGGAGAACAACTAGCAGACATGCTAGGGTGGGATCTATTACATTATGCACGTCAAGGTGTAAGCAATGGTGGCATACGTGTAATGATAGACCAGTGTATTAAGGACGAGGTAGACTTTGCAGTTATAGCACCTACGTTTCATGACAGAATGGAAATACCTGCAACTGCCGCTCCCTTTAATTGGAACAATTCAACAGATGGCTGGAACCCACTAATACAACAACACCTACAAGACATTGATATTAAAAACGGATATCAAGAAGACCTAGGCGTACACAATATTAATTACGGCAGTAACAACTATACGCTGATTAGCGAAACAATATATACACTGGCGGAAAACTTTAATCATCCTTATCGCAGTCAGAAACTAGATAAGATGACACGCAATGCTGTTAAACAATACATTAACTTTATGTACGACAGTAATTGGAAACTACATCAAGACAGATGGATCATACGTGATGGCATCATGCAGTTACACTACCACAAGATCCCTTTCTTATTAGTAGCATGCAATATTTGGACTAGCGACATGGTTAGAGACCACTTCCCAGATGTTATACCTGACCATTGTCTAACACTAGACTATGAGGATACTCCTGCTTACGCAACTAACGAGTGGCCCTTTGAAGGTGAGGATCCAGGTTATCATGGTGCAGTAGAAAGCCAAACATACCTAGCAAAAAGATATAAGGAAATTATTGAATGTCATTCATAGATCATCAAAACAATGAAGGCGACAATATTAATTGGTTCGAAGATGATGGCACAAATATCGGCATGCTTAACGACAACGGACGTAATGCATTCTATGACCACGCATTACAAATTATAGCACGTGATAAAACAGTTGTGGACATTGGTGCTGGTACAGGATACTTGACAGCACTGGCAATTAAACATGGTGCGAAACATGTTACAGCAGTAGAAGCCAGTCCCAAACGTTGTCAGTTTCTTAAAAGCATGATAGAGAAACTAGGGTATCAAGACAAAGTTACTATTGTTAACGAAAACTATCTTAAAACTGATATACACTCAGATGTTGTAGTGAGTGAAACTATTGGAGCTCACATCTTTAATGAGAACTGGTTAAGGTTGGCTGACCATGCACGTACTAGATGCGAGTATATGATTCCTGAAAAGTTTCATATTAGAGCAGACATATATAAAAATCATCCTATATGGACTACTTGTATGCAGGAAAGCATGGCGTTCAACTATAACGAAAGTAATCATCCCGAGTTTGCAGAAGCAATTAATCAAGAAATGCAGTTAGAGGCCCGAGGCGAAACAGCAAACACTATACCTAACTTATTTTTTGAGTTGCCTAAGTTTGATGATCTGCGTCTTAAGAAACTATCGGAGAGTCGCCCAATTGTAGTTGACCACATGAACCCTTTTCAAGTTCCTGAGCTAGTTATTCCTGCGCATAAGTTTAATACTATGAGAGGAATAGAAGAACGTTTTGAATTTTTATTCTTTAACTTGATGTGGACAGCAACATTTCAAAACGCAAGTATGTGGGTGTCGGATACAATATGGCAAAACGTTTGTAAGTTAATGGAAAAGCCAGAGTGCGATTTAAGAATATATTTTAGTGAGCAACAGAATAAATGGATGTTCGAGAAACTAACGACTTAAACTGTCTAGTAATGGTGGCACATCCAGATGATTGTATCATACTGGCTGGTGGATTTATACAGCGACACAGTAAGTTTATTGACTTTGACATTTGCTATCTCACATACAGCGACAACGACGACAGGGCTATAGAATTAAAGAACTTTTGGCAACAACGAAACATACAAACTAGATTTTTAGGCTACATTGATGATTACCGAGACATGGAACGTGGTATAAGTTTCGACCAAACACAAGCTGAAAAACATATACGGCAAGTAACACAAGGACATGGCTTAGTACTAACACATGCTGAGGACGGCGACTACGGACATGTACATCATAAGTTTGTACATAAGGTAGTGGCAAAGACGGATGTACCTAAGGTTTACTTTTCTAACACAGAAGCGTATAATAATAAAATAGTGGAAAAGTCATGGTATACACTTACAGAGATCCCTTTACACAGTGATGTTGTTAAAGACGAATGGAGTTACCAAACAGGCGAATACTACTACAACATAACTGAGGCGGCATACGACAAACTTTATGAGAATATTAACACTAGATAATACATCATTTGAAATGAACGCAATACCTGATGACGTAGGTGATCTGCGTTTTAGTGTATTGGACAATTCGGATCCTAAAGATCCAGACTACTTTTTTATCCCATTAATTTTTATGGAGTCATTTAATAGTCCAGCACTGGTATTGCGTATTGGTGAGAACATTGTTAAGATGCCTGTTGACTGGCAGATACTTATTGGTGAACCTGATTTAGGAGACTTAGAAGTTATTCCTCTTACAAGTATTAACGATAGAGGTTTTAGTGTGTTTACATTTAATCCTCTGAGCAGTTACAGACCCGAGTTTCAGCCAGTTGAAGTAGTAGACATATACCAAGACGTTAAATGGTACTTCCCTAAATTAAAGCCAGGACAAATGCTAACAGTACCTTTAAGTGACAACGACAAGAGTTTGTGCGCATACTTTGTTAAAGACATCAGCAGACAAAGTGAAGTTGTTAACTACAGCAAAATATGGTAGACAAGTTATCAATTAAAAATGAAATGGCCATGGTAGATGGCAAGGTCAGAGACTTTTACGACGATCTTACAGAAGAAGAACGTAAGAAGTTTAGTCCTTACTTGATACTAAAGTACACAGCTAATGTAAGTGGTAATCAGGATCTTGCTGAATACTATTTGCGTAGATGCAATGAGACATTAAACAAAGACTTCTTTAATATTAATAAGCATCCTAAACTGCAATGGTTGTGTGCAAGTGCTGTAAGTCCAGGCATGGGCAATACATATCACTATTGGATTAAAGCTCCTAAAAAAGGTAGAAGTAGCACAAAAGAACGTAAGTTCTTACAGCAATTGTATCCAAGTGCTAAAGAAGATGAACTAGACATGCTAGTAGAAATAAACACTAAAGATGATCTTAAAGCACATGCTTTAGAACTTGGTTGGACTGATAAAGAAATAAAAGACGCACTCAAATGATTACTGAATTGGTTACTAATGGTTGCAGTTATATGCAAACTTACGTTGAAGGTAACGGCCATGCTGACTTGGCTCAAAGATTTAACTTAACGCCGGGTAATATTTCCATATCAGGTAGTGCAAATAATAGAATAATACGATCAACACTTAAGCACAGTCATGAAACAATTAAAAGAACATTATATGTATTAGGCATGACTTTTATTAGCAGAGAAGAATTGCCTAT